GGTTTCTATACTTTTACTTTCACATCCTGGCTATCCTTCTCTTTCTTCAAATGGAATGAAGATGCAATGGCAAACCGGAGCAACGGTTATGGCTAAGACAGTAGTACCATTGTTAGAGGAAGGTAACAAAGAATTTGCTAAAGATTACCTGGAGTTAACCTGGCAATTAGAAGCAATGGATGACGGTAGCATTTGGTTAACCAATGCGTAGAGAATGTACGTTGTGTAAGCAGGCATTCTTACATAGATCCGTACAGAAATTACACAGTCACTTAAACGTGTGTACACAATGTCAAGAAGCTATTGTAAAAATAATAGCAACTGCTTAGCTTATCTGGCCTTTTCATTTTAAGAAAAGATAAGGATAAGAGAAGTAAAAGGTAAGGAAAGGTATTGCAGAGTGACATACAATGCCTTTCCAAGCCATTAAACTAGCTATATTGGGGTATTTAACTCTACTTGAGCCCTAAGTTATCCTTTTGTTGTGGCTTTTGTTTGGGTTCTTTGGGCTTTAGATCTCCCATTATACCCCCTAAACCACTCTTGTTAGCTGCATACTCAACTAACATTGAAGTCCAATCACCATCTTTTGCAGCTTTTCTAATTCCATTCATTGGGTCCAGGTCTTTTGCTTTTTTTGTCATTGCCCCAACTGAGCCAAAAAAACTATCCTGAAAGTTTTGTAATTTATCATGCATACGATCTTCAATTTCTTCTATTACTGCTTGAAGTGCTTCGACTAAAATATCATCACTTTCTTCAGATTGCACCCAGGTAGTCCATTTTTTTCTGCTTAATTCAGCAATATAGTTTGATAAGAAAAAATAAAAGATTGTCCAAATAGTAGCGTATGCCAGGAGTGTTAGTGTATCGATTTCCACTAAACATCATCCCATTGAGATTGTGGTATAATTGATGGCCTATCGCATTTCTCACGTTTCATATTTTTAATAATATTTTTCTGTGCCAATGCTAACAAAACAATCTCTGTGGGAGATGGGTCGTCTTGGATGGTGTCAACGTAATCAGATGCCCAACGTTGGCATCTTGGTATTGGGCCTGCGCCGCTTGGTGTAAACTCAGGCGTTTTTGGTTCGTCACGGCCTACAATGGTGACAATTGTATCGCTTACAATATCACCGGCTCCTGTAACAACGCCTTTAACTTTTTCTGTAACTGCTTCGCCTAGATTATCTATATTTTCTTCAACAAATGATTTTAGTTGATCTCTAAACAAATAGGCCGTACCGCCAACTATTGCCAATGAGGTGAGAGCAATAGTTGGAATGGCTACAGCCGTTAATAGTTTATTTTTATTTTCACCTGTTATTTTATCCAGGCTTTTTTGTTGTGTAGGTGTTACTTTCCTAAACTCAATGTCTTTGGGGATGGCAATAACTGGCATTATTTCCTCTTAGGCGGCCATTTATCCCTTAAGCCAGCAATAAAATCTTTAGTGCCTTCAACGAATTGCTCTACATTGGTTTGTGTATCGGAAGGCGCAATGCCATCACGTTGTTTTACACCTTCCAATAACTGTAACGCCAGGAATAATTCTGCTAATGCCATTACATTACCCCAGATTCTTTAACTGTAAGGTATCCCACAAGTATTCTAATAACGAGTTGCTCAATGGTTCGGGTATCGTTAAGCCAGGCGGGGAACTCAACATTATATATTTTAGTGGTCATTTCTTAAGGCGTAAGATTGCGCTTACTGTATCCTTATGGAATTGCTCTATTTTTTTAGCACTCATAGGCATATAACTTTCTGTGCCATATGCAAATTTATCTAAAAAGAGATCATATAACGCTTTTCTAATACTTTGTAATTTTTTATTTACCTGGGCTTTAGTTAATTTCTTTTTAGGCATATGCTCTCCCTGTAATGGATACACATTGCTTCCCGTTGCTGTCTTCAAACCCTGATAAACATTCAACATGTGTAAATGGTGGTATAACTATGTCAAATGTCATTGGGAAAGTTTCATCGTAACTACTGCTAGCAGTTCTGAAAAACTGTTTACCTACTGTTTGACTGTCTAGTTTTACACTATTAACGCCACGTTGTGCTGATTCTTGCGGATATGTAAATTGTATTCTGCAAACTATTAACGTAGAACCTGTTGTAAAATCTAATAATGCTTGTGGACTTCCTTCACTACCGCTAACAGCTACTTCTCCTGAATAACCAGAAACAAATGTACCTTCGTTTGTGCGGTAATACGCTATTGTTTTACCTATACCTGCTGGGTTTGCTCCACCTACTGGGTTTCCCCCGCCTAACATAAGTTAAGCTCCTAAGCGAATGTTAGGGATACTGCGGCTGAAACGGTTGCGTCATCAGTAACTGCTAGTGAGATCTCGCAAGAGTTACCTGCCAATACTGATAGGTCAGTATCGTACATACAGAAATTGTTAGATGTTCCGGTAGCTGAACCACTTGGGACTACTGCCATACCGGTGAATACTGCATCTCCATCTCTCATAGTGTTACCTGAGATTTTGATTAGTGGTACAAATTCTTCTGCTGCGTCTGCTGTAACTGCAATTGATATCTGCTTAATGCTAGATACATTGCTTGGTACTGTGAAACTAGAGCTAACTGAAGAGCTTCCTAAATTGTCCAAAGCCTGGAAAGCTCCGGTTGCTGCTAATTGCGATTCAGATCTTGTTATTACTATTGCCATGTTTATTATTTCCTTATGCCTTTACTCGGATTGGGCCTAGTTTGGCCAAGGTTCCAGAGCTGAACCCTTTTGTTAAAGCTTTAGCAACAAATGCAGCGCCTAGAGTGCCTACGATTTTGTTCTTATTGCTCATAACTGTACGTTGCATGGTTTCTAAACCACCGCTAATGTTTCCGTCTAATCCTTGTTTAACTGCTTCAGATAATCCAGAACTTTGACTCAATGATAATGCTGTGCCTAATTCTATTGCACTAACGTTGAACGATTTACGTGCTCTACGTCTTGGTGCTTTGCGTCTTGCTGCCATGATTACTCAGAAATGAGTACCCTATATAACTATATATGCAACATTTTCTAATTAAATTTATGAGTGACCCAAAATATAACTTTGGATCTCCTTCGAAAATGAAGGGACTGCAAGCAGGCGAAAAGGCAACACTACGTTTCCTAGATTTGCCAGAAACTATAGATACAGAATGGGGTGTTAAGTATACGGTTTCTATACTTTTACTTTCACATCCTGGCTATCCTTCTCTTTCTTCAAATGGAATGAAGATGCAATGGCAAACCGGAGCAACGGTTATGGCTAAGACAGTAGTACCATTGTTAGAGGAAGG